TTAGAGACGTTGGGTCCCCAGACTAACCGCCCGGGCCAAGGCCTGGGCGATCTGGGCGTCGGAGCGGATCAGGCCCGACGCCTCCCCGCCCTGGACATTGACCGTCACCGAGATCGCGCCGGACGCCCCGGCGGGTTCTATGGTTCCAGCGCTCGTCGGACGGAACACCTCCGGCCCCCGCTCTCCGACCAGATAGGCCCCGCCGGTCAGCACCGGCCCGCCGTCGGCGCGGGCGCCCGAAAAGCTCTTCGACAGCGCCTGCGAGAGCCCCGCCCCCGCCGCGCCTAGCACCGCCCGCGCCAGCTCGCCCAGCGAGACCTGACCGTCCGAGGCCGCGCGGGCCAGCGATCTCGCCAGCGAACCGCCGGCGCGTGCGAACGCCTCGTCGATCGAGCGCGCAGCGCGTTCGGCCGGGGCCTTCAGGGCCTCCAGCGAGGCGGCCGCCTCGGCGGCGCGGGCGGGAATGTTGGTGAGGCCGTCGTCACTCATGGCGTCTCCTTATCGGGATAGCGGGCGATCAGGTCGGTCAGGCCCGCGCGGGTCAGCACCGGCGACGGCGGCGCTTCGGTGAGCATCCGCCACTCGACCAGCGACAGCCGCCAGAAGGCTTCGGGCGCAACGCCCAGGGCGAGCGCCAGCCGCAGCGGTCCGGTCCAGCTCATGCACAGGCGGCCAAAGCGGCGGCGAGCGCGCTGGCCGCCTCGGGGACCGTCGCGCGGTGGGCGACCTCCGCCGGCTCGCCGCCGCCATCCAGCAGCGCCGCCAGCACGGCGGTCAGGTCGTGAGCGCTCAGTGTGGCGATGCGGTCGGGCAGCTGCGACCAGTCCGACAGCCCCAGCGCGCCCTCGATCCGCGCCAGGGCGCCGAGCGTCAGGCACAGGCGCCGCGGCGCGCCGGCCAGGGTGACCACGACCTCGCCGCGGGCGGGGTTGGGCGCCAGCATCAGATCGCCGTGAAGGTCACGGCGCCGGCCGAGGCCAGGCTCAGCGCGAACGCCGCCTCGCCGTCGTGGTCGCCGGCATATTCCAGGGCCGCCACCAGGAACGGCCCCTCCAGCTGGCCGAAATCCGGCACGATCAGCCGCCAGGTCCGGGCCGACTGGTCGAAGAAGCTGGTCCGCATCTGGGCGTCGGAGGCCGCGTCGCGGAAAACGCCCGAGCCCGACACGGCCACTGACTTCACGCCGGCCCCGGCCAGCAGTTCGCGCCAGCGGCCCGCGCTGTCGCTGTCGGTGGCGTCGATGGTCTTGGCGTTCAGGCTGATGGTGCGGGCGCGCAGGCCCGCGACGGTGACGAAGCCCGAGGCCCCGTCGCTGATCTTCAGCAGGATGTCCTTGCCGGCTTGAGCGGCCATGGGTCTCTCCGTGTCCTTAAGGGGCTTCGGTCACCGCCCGCACGCGGACGACGCCCAGGGTGGTCTCGCGGTCCGCGCCGGCGAAGACGTCGGCATAGGGGACGCGCAGGTTGACGAGCCGCCGGCCGGCCAGCGTGGGCCGCGCGTCGTGCAGCGCCAGGCGGACGGCGGCGACCAGGCCGCGCGCCTCGTCCGGCCCGCCGAAGCGGCTGGCGCAGGTCAGGGTCAGCAGGTGCTCGATGGCGTCGTTCTCGCCGACCGAGCGGCCTTCCGAGCGCGTGACGACGACGCAGGGGTAGGTCGGCACGCGCGGCGGCGTGGCGTGGATCCGCTGGCCGGCGATCGCGGTGACGGCGGGNGTCGCCTTCAGGGTGGCGACGAGGGCGTCGATCAGGGGCTTGTCGCTCACAGCCGCGCCTTTCGGTAAGGGGCCAGCCAGGGCTGCGGCTCCGGGTCGGCGCGGTGCTCGTAGGCATGGGCCACCAGGCTCAGCACCGACAGCCGCAGCGGCGCGGCGCTGGTGGGGGTCAGGACGACGCCGGTGCTCGCCGAGACATGGGCCTCGGCGGCGTCGATCAGCAGGGTGAGGACGGCGTCCTCCGAGGCGTCCGGCACGCGCAGGAACGCCCGGGCCTCGGCCAGGGTGAGGGATTGGGGCAT